TCCCAAGGGATTAAATTTTCAATCTCAGTTAATGAATATTTATGGTACTGCATCAAGGAGAAATTAAGTTTATAATAGTTCTCCAGATCCATATGCACCATTCCTATGCGAAAAAAGATGATAACCCTTCTAAAACTACAGTGTTCTCAACATCAGTCTTTGGATTGGTGAAGGTAACACTATGAGATAACTTAGGCATGGTAGTAAAGAAAGTTTCAATCTCTTTAAATTGCATACTATTCATCTGCTCTAAGAAATCTTTCATCTCTTTCTTAGTGCAGTCAGCAGCAACCCATACCTCATCTTCATTATAAATTTTATCAATGCACGTAGCAATCAAATCAAATGATTGATCCATTCCAACAGTATCATTGAAATCAAAATTATTTTTAATAAACTCATCTAAGGAAGGATACTTCATCTCCATTACTAATTTAGAATCCAACTTAACCTTATTAGTATGTGACTCATCCTTTTGTATTTGAATATCATCTATATTAATAGTCACTGGCACTTGAGTCTCTTCATCATCAGGAGAAATTAAATTAACTTCAATCTCCTCACCCACAGACTTGCCTCTAATATTAAGGAACAAGTATTCAATATCAAAAGTAGGAAGTGATTCTACTTTTACTCCTCTAGTCTGTATACAATTTTTCAGGACTGTTCTGATAGCATTGGTGATTTGTTTTGTATCCTCAGACTCCAATGCCAAGACAAGTAACTTTTCTTCCTTAACTAAGAAAGGTCTATACTTAATTTTCTTTCCTGTAGATGGCAACTCAAGTTCATAAGTTGGAGTAACAATGGTTGGTAATGGCATAATATCTTACAAAAATTTCAGTGTAGTTTATTTAGACTAGATTTACTTGATTCTCCTCTACCACATATCTAATAAAGGAGAATGAAACATTACATTTTAAAACTTGACTAGCCTCATATGAAACTGGAATAGCAGTGATGTCTCTAGGGAAAGCTTGAACAAAAGTATATTCAAGAATATTCTTTCTTAGAGAAGACTCATCAGAATGATGATCCCTCTCAAACTTAGTTACAAATATATCATTCTTATATGTCTTAGGATAACGAACTCTTTGATTAGTAAAAGGACTCTTGTAAGTTCCAGGATCTGTAATCCCACTTATATAATCAATCCACCTTTCAAATAATCTAATAACATTATAGTTTCTGTCAACATAGAATGTCAACCCCAACACATCATCATAGATTCTTCTATAGGCCATCTTCTCAGTCACACCCTGATAATCATTAGTAACATCATGAGTTGCTAATGAAGAACCTGGTAGGTTTGCTTCAGAACATGACAAACTAATGTTATCAAAATCTAAACCATTTAAATCAGACACCTTTGATCTAACTGCTGCTGGTACAGATAGCGTCAAACGATATTGTGAGGTCTGAGCTACATTCAGCAACCTAGATTTTATATCACTTACTCTTAATTTTTCTGGAAGAACCCCTGCCATCTATAAATATTTTTAGGTTATATATTATGTATAAGAGATGGCTGAAAGTATTAAGAGTAAGTACAGACCCAAGTACCCTCAAAAATATCAAGGCAATCCTAACAATATAATATGTCGTAGTAGTTGGGAACGTAAGTTCTGTAGATACTGTGACCTGACTGAGAATATAATAGCATGGGCTTCTGAAGAGATAAGTATTCCATACATGTCTCCTGTAGATAAAAGACCTCATAGATACTTCCCAGACTTTCTAATGAAAGTAAGAGAGACTAATGGTAGTATCAAAACTTATGTGGTTGAGGTGAAACCAAAGAAGCAAACCAAACCACCAAAGAAAAAGACTAGAGTAACTAAATCATATCTGTATGAACTTACTACCTATGCTGTGAACCAAGCTAAGTGGAAAGCAGCACAAGAGTATTGTTTAGATAGAAGAATTGAATTCAAACTGATCACAGAAGATGAATTAGGTATCAAATAATGTCAGAAAGAACAGAAGAACTTCAAGATAAAATTGAAGAACTAGATGATGCTGATGACATTATGATGAGCATTATGGAAGTGTTTACTCAAACAGAAATAGTACCTGATGCAGGTAACTATTATACCTTTGTATATAATGCTAAAACTCCTGGTGTATTTGATGAGTTCCCACTAGTTGCTGTTACCTATGTGGATAGGTGGGGATTTCGTGGTATCAACTTTCACTGGGGAACATCAAGGAACTATACATGGAATGAAATTGTAGGAAGACTACATATGATACAGAATGATGAGATAGATTACCTACGCTCATTATCTTATGCAAAGTTTAAGACTAAATAACTAAAAAGATATTCATGTCAACAAGATACTCTAAGTCTCCATTTGTATCTCCAGATGACGAAAATACTCGTCTAACAATAGTTTTAGATAATAAAGGTATTCAATATCCACGTCTGGAAGATTCTAATGGAAATGTAATAGCTAATTATAGTGGCACTACATCCATAGCCAATCCTGATGGTTCTGGTTGGTTGCCTATAGATGGAAGTATTAAAGTAGGAGATCAAGGTATTAATGAATATTTAACTACAAATAGTAAAGGATTAAATCAAGTTACTACAAGTGCAATAAAAAATTTAACTGCTGATGAGCAAGCAAAATATAAAGAGTTAGAAACTTTTCCTCTTGAGAAGAATACACAGAAATCAATACAAGGATTCTTAAATTCTTCAACTGCTATTAGAAATGTTGATATTCCTAAAGACCCAGAAGGATTTTTTATTGGAAGGTATCCACTTAATCAAAAGGACACTGACAACTTTGATTACTTAAGAATAACTTGCTATGATTATGAACCAGGTTTAATGCAAGGTAGTAGTAACAATGCATTTAAAATAGATGATATTGATAATAGAGTAAAGAAAAGAAGAGGCGTAGTAAGTCTCCCCATACAACCAGGTATTTCTGAATCAAATAGTGTTGACTGGGGTGATGATCAATTAAGTCCTCTTCAAATAGCAGGTGCTCAAATAGCTGGACAAGCTCTAGATGCAGGAGCTAATGCATTCTCAGGACAAGGTTTTGATATTTCAGGACTAATAAATTCAGTTGCTGGAACTGGTGCTGCTGCTCTTGGTGCTTTAGATGAAAATTTAATCAAAGCATACTTTGCTCAACAAGCAATAGGGGCAAATATTATAGGAAGATCTACAGGTCTAACTATAAACAACAACCTAGAAGTATTATTTAATGGTCCACAATTAAGAACATTTAATTATAACTATAGATTTACTCCAAGAGAACCAAAGGAAGCAGATAAGATAAAACAAATCATTAGATTCTTTAAGAAATCCATGGCTCCTAAGAGATCTACTAGTAGAATCTTTTTAAAGAGTCCAGATGTTTTTAAACTTAAGTATACCTTTAAGAATGGTGACTCTCATCCTTTCTTAAATAATATAAAGATATGTGCATTGAATGGTTTTACTGTGGACTATACTCCAGATGGTTCCTACAGCACATATGATGATGATGGTGGTAGAGGAGATGGATCAATGACTTCCTATCAAGTAGGACTAAGTTTTAAGGAAATCACTCCAATATATAATGATGACTTCTGGAATGATGATGAAGGCAAAGAAGGAACAGGATTCTAACCATGACAAATTCTTATTTCAGACAAGTACCAAACTTTGAATATGTCAATCGCACTGCTGGTGTTCAAGACATATCCAACTACACCACAGTAAAAAATCTTTTTAAAAGAGGCAAATTACGTCCTGATATAATTCAAGACTTAACTTACTTTGAAAAGTATACTGTTGTTGGAGATGATAGACCAGACAATGTAGCTGATAAATTCTATGGAGATTCTAATTTGGACTGGGTGGTATTACTTTCTAATAATATAACCAATGTACAATCTGAATGGCCATTACCTCAGAGAGCATTGGATGAGTTTCTATTAGAAAAGTATGGAACCTATGATAAATTACATTCAGGAACTCATCACTATGAGACAAAAGAAATTAAAAATATTAAAGGTGCAGTTATATTACCTAAAGGATTAGAAACTCCTAATACATGGAGAACTAATGGCAATTACATACAAGCAATCAACACAAAGATAAATCAAATATCAGGAACTGATTCTAAAATAGCCACAGTTACCATGAACAATGGTATCAAAGATTTAAAAGTTGGATCAGAAGTGTTTGTTAATAATGTATCTTCTACTGTATATAATGGAAGGTTCCCTGTAACTTCTGTTCTTAAAGTTGGTGATGTGGTTATTAGATTTACATATGTCCTACCAGATATTCCTGCAGTCAAGAACCCTGAAATAGGAGGGACAGAAGAAGTTACTTTTACTGTAGAAGGAGATGTTGGAACTGGAAATGCATACTACTATGAGTATTATGATGGCACTACCTACAATACTATTCCAGCAGCACAAATGACTCAAGTAGTCACGAACTATCAGTATGAAGTTAAAAAAGAAGATGATAAAAGAAATATCTATTTACTCAAAGCATCCTTTATTAATGTAATCCTTAATGATATGGATAAGAACATGCCATATAAAAAAGGTGCCGCTCAGTATGTGAGTGACACCTTAAAGAAAGGAGAAAATATTAGACTGTATCAGTAACCTATTTAAAAAATAGATTGATGTATGCTGCTATGACCAGAAGGGTCAAGCAGATCTGATTATATTTCAACTATCAGCTAACTT